TACAAAATATGATGGCTCACCAGCTATCGTTTATGGGCACCATCCGGAGAATGGTAAATTCTTCGTTGCATCAAAATCAGCATTCAACAAGACACCAAAGATCAATTATACACCAGCAGATATTGATAAGAACCACGGGCATGCCCCTGGCCTGGTAGAAAAGCTAAAGTCTGCACTCAAGCACTTACCAAAGGTTGCACCCGGTAAGGGTGTCTACCAGGGTGATATGATGTTCTCCGAGAATGACAAGAAACCTGCACCGGGTGGTGCAACATCTTTTCACCCAAATCCTTCTGGCCTAACGTATACTGCACATGGTAATCTCTCAAAACAAGCCAAGGCTGCTAAGATTGGTGTAGTAACTCATCTTTCGTATGAAGGAAAAGATTCTGCTAGTTTGAATGCTTCACACGAAGTTGACCACGAATCTTTCGTTAAACATCCTGACGTATTCTCAGTTGATCCTAGAATGGACACTTCCAAGGTTCATTTTGGTCCTAAAGACCGTGCAACTTTTAAGAAACACATTGCTGCCGCACAAGCTGTACATGATACCCACGGTGATGACATGTATGCAGGAACAAAAATGCACCATGGAGTCGGTGGGCATTTAGAGACATACATAAATCATACTGTTAGGTCTGGAGAAACTCCAAACCATACAGGAATGAAGAAGTGGCTCGAAGATAAAAAGAACAAAGAAATTGACAAGCTAAAAGTTGAAAAGAATAAGTCTGCCAAACAGGGTGAACTTAAATCCGAACTTTCTAAGATTGAGACTAATAAAAAGCATTACAATAACATATTTAGAATGCATGGTCATCTACAAAAAGCGAAAGGTACACTCATTAATGTTCTAAATCAACATCAAGATTTTCAACATGAGCATGGAGGTGAAGCAGCTAATCCTGAAGGTTACGTTATGCATCACGGAAAAGAATCCGACAAACTCGTTAACAGATCAGAATTTTCACGTAGGAATTTTGCCGGAATAAGAAACATATGAAAAAGTTTTTAGAAAAAATCCATGAAGATGTGAAGACACATAATCCTGTGGTCATGGCTTTTGGACGCATGAATCCTCCAACTGTTGGTCACGAAAAACTTGTGAATAAGGTTAAGGAGATTGCACAAGATTATCATGCTCCGCATCACATTATTCTCTCACACTCATCTGATGCAAAGAAGAATCCTTTAGACATTGCCACCAAAGTTAAACATGCAAAGAGGTTCTTTCCTGGTGCCAACATTGAGTCCTCCACCAAAGAGCATCCAACTTTCCTTCAACATGCAGCCAGACTTCACAAAGCTGGGCACGACCACCTCGTGATGGTTGGTGGTTCAGACAGAACTGATGAATTTAAGAAGAAGCTAGATCAGTATAATGGTACTCATCCTAGCGCACTCTACAACTTCAAGAAAATTGAAGTTAAGTCTGCTGGTCAACGTGACCCTGATGCAGAAGGTACTGAAGGCATGTCAGCATCCAAGATGCGTGAACATGCAAAGAACAATGACCTATCCTCATTTAAACAAGGTGTTCCCGCACATGTACCGGAGAAACATGCAAAAGAGTTAATGAATGATGTTCGAAAGGGTATGGGTATTCACGAGAGTATAAACCATGGGCTATTCAAAGCTATCTTTGTTTCTGGTGGTCCAGGTTCAGGGAAAGACCTCATTATACGTGAAGCTATTGCAGAGCAAAAAGCAGTGGAAATCAATTCCAATTTAGCTATCTCCATTCTTAATGACAAGCACAAGTTATCTGAACAGAGTCGAGATCCAAGAAAAGAAGCCATCCGAAATCGTTTACCATTGATTATCAATGGAACTACGAATGAACAATACAATATACTAGAAATCAAAGAAGAACTTGAAGAACTTGGTTATGAAACCATGATGATTTTCGTCAACACTTCTAATGATTCATCAAAGAGTAGAAATGCAGGGCATGTCAGAATGATGGCAGAATCTATTCGACAAGAACGTTGGGAAGTTACTCAACTCGTTGCAGAAAAATTTAATCAAGAGTTTGCTAAGTATCTGGAGTTTGACAACTCCTTAGACTTGAATGAAGCTGATGTATTTCAGAAATCTGAAAATGAAGAAAATATTACAATCATCTATGAAATGGCCAATTGGTTCTTCGACACTTCAGTTGATAATGATGTTGCAAACTCCTGGTTATACAGAAACAAAAAGTATAACGTCAATAAGATGTTCGAAACTTTTCTAGAACAGCCAATTAAATTTAAAGAAAGCTATGAAAAATATGTTCGAAAGAGTAAAACAAATAGCAAGACTATTTTTACCGAAGAAACCTCCTGCACCTGCGGTTCAAACTCCAAAGGTAGAACCAAAATTACCGACAATCTCTGCCCTAGTTGCCAACTTGTCAGAAATCAAGGAAAACAAGATTCCGTCAGAGATGGAGATGTTGCCAGTAACTCCGGTTACACCTTCAAAACCTACGAAGAAACGCAACCCACGGTCATCCTCGGAACCAAGCCCAAAGAAGCAAACTTCCAACAAGACGCCGACAAAACCAAAGCCAAAAAGCAAGGCACTATACCAGCGAATGCAGGCAAAGCCCTAAAAGTTCCAGGTCTTGGACCTGAATATGATACACGAGGTTCAGGTACAGTTTATCCAACATCTGGTCTTGGTAATATCACATATAGAGAACAGAAAGAGAATAAATACTCCAATACCGCAGAGGTGTCACACAAATCATTTAATAGATTCCGAAAAGAATCTATGGACTCTCCTAGTGTTGAAATGGGTGTCACCGGTGGTGAATATGGGCCTTCGAAAAAAGAACCGATGGATACTCTCAATAAAATACCAGTGAATGCTAAGAAGAAAAAATATGTTAAGTTTTAAAAGTTTTCTTGAAGAATCTGCTGCATGGAAGCGCAAAGAAGGCAAGAACCCCGAAGGTGGTTTGAACCAGAAGGGTATTGCATCATATCGTCGTGAGAATCCAGGTTCAAAGTTGTCAATGGCTGTAACGACACCACCTTCTAAGTTAAAAGCTGGAAGTAAGGCGGCCAATAGAAGAAAATCGTTCTGTGCCAGGATGGGTGGAATGCCAGGTCCAATGAAGGACGAAAAAGGCAGACCAACCAGAAAAGCATTGTCACTACGCAAATGGAATTGCTAATTATAACGGAAATACGCAAATGGAATTGCTAATTATAACGGAGAAATAAATGTTCACAAATAACAAATTTAAGCAACTCGATGCTGTTGCGGAGATGATTAAAGGTATTGCCGATGCTGACGCAAAGGTCAAGATGGATGAAATGCGGGGCATCATTGCAGGCCATAATAATATGAAAGTTCCTGTTGCAAAGGGTCTGGAAGAATATTCATTTATAAATGAATCAGACACAAGCGTTAAAATTGACACGCCGACAGGTACAAGAGTTTTAGGTCACCGCTATGGTAATGCCGCGAAAACGCATCGTGATTCCATGTCCGATCCTTTTGCAGTAGTTAGGGGACCAAATCAAAAAGACATAGAAGCCCTTGAAAAGAAAAAGGTGAAAAAAGAAGCCGTTGACCCAACCGATACAACTACAGATACATTGTCTGGTCGTGTAAAGGGTGGTGCATCAAATCAACATTCTTCTTTCAAGGTTAAATTGAAAGCCGAAGAAATGGAGAAGGAAGAACTTGTAGGTAAACAACACAAGTTGGATAAAAATAAAAATGGTAAGTTGGATTCCCATGATTTCAAAATTCTAAGAAAAGAAGAAGTTAAACAATTGGCGGAATATGGACCGTCAGCAACAGCAGCCTTGCGACAAGGCCAGGGGCCAATACAAGTTGCATCAGCCGATAGGAAAGATCAAGATAATGCCCTCAACGTCAAAAGGTCTGCTATGAAAGCACAACAAGATGTGGCAAAAGGTTTGGATCCAACACAAACCGCAGCAGGTCAGCGCATGACGGAAGGTGGCTTTTCAGATATGGATGTTCAAAAGAAAGACAAGCAGTATGCTGGTACACAAGCATATGCCGCCAAGAAAAAAGTTGAGAAAGAAAAGACTGCCGGTGCTGCTAAAACAACATTTCGTGCCAAGTTTGGTCCAGTTAAGAAAGAAGAAGATGAAGAATTGGATGAAGCATCCTATATTAATGGTAAAGAGATGTCTAATGAACCTAGATGGAAAATGACAGGTTTATCCCATGGAGATGCTATTAAAAAGCATGGTGAAGATAAAGTTAAGAAAGTACAAAGCCGCAATAGAAGTGGTGATCTTACTGGTGGACACCACGTTGAAGTCTTGATGAAAGAGGGAATTGGACTAGACGAAGCAAAGTCCAATTATGAACTATATCACCCAACATATTCGGGTGCTATTCACCATGCACTCGCTCATCATGCTTCCAAAGCTGGTCTATCAGTCTCCGATGACGACTATCATCACCACGTTTCGATTGGTCCACGTAAGCCAACCGAAGGTGTATCCGTTAGCCATAGTCTTCCTGCGACCGATGAAAATGGTGGAAAGCATATGGTTCATATGCAAATCTATAACCGCGGTGGTGACAAGAAGCCTTTTGAATTGAACACATATTCTTCAAAGATTGCTAAGACTTCTGGTCGTACAATGAAAGAAGAAACTGAACTGGATGAACGTACACTATCTCCTGCGGAAAAAGATGCAGTTGAAGTTAATGTTAAGTCTATGAAAAAGAACCTAGCCGGTTTCAAGGCACGTTACGGTAAAGATGCTAAATCTGTGATGTATGCCACGGCCACAAAGCAGGCTAAAAAGGACTAAACATGAGTAACCAAGGTAAAATGATTAAAGACCTGGTGAGGGTCAAAAAAGAATCCATGATGGGTAAACTCGCCAATGAGTTTGACCCAATGGAACCTTGGTCCGCTAAGTCTGATGCGCCTATCAAAAATTCAAAAGGTTTGAGTGAAGAAGAATCTTTGGATGAGGCCAACAACAAGATTCTTTTTAACTACATTAAGTCGCTCGGTTACGATCCTAAGTTTATGCCATTTGCAAAACTTTCCACTTATTCTCGCTCGGATGCTTTCAAGCGTTTTAAGCAGGGTCATGTATTCGACAAGAGTAAGCAAGATATTAAAAATGAGGAAATTGAAGCAATTGATGATTTGAAATCAAAACATCAACATCACATTGAACTGTCAAGAAAATATCTAAAGAGAGGTAACAAAGAAAAGGCACAGCATCATCACACTCAAGCATACAATATCAATACACAGATAATGAAACATCCTGATTACAACTTAAAGTTTATTGATGATCCTCGTACA